CCCGGTGACGTGCCGGCGGCACTACGGAAAGCGATAAGGATTCATGCGGCGCATCTTTACGACGGGAAGAATGAGATGGGCATGCATCGCGCGCTGATCGCACCTTACAGGTGGTTCGTCGCATGACCGCTATGTCTACGGGAACCCGCAGTCCGGTACCGGGCCGATGCTTTGGGGCAAAAACGTCGTGGAAAGTAACACCATGACTGCTGGCGAATGGCTGGTCGGCGATCTGGCTTTGGCTGCCACCTACTATGATCGTCAGGAAACGGAAGTGCTGATCTCGTCGGAAAACGACACCAACTTCGTCGAGGACATGCTGACCATGAAGGCGCGCAAGCGCGTGGCCCTGGCGATCAAGCGCACCCTTGCGATGGTCACCGGCGACTTCACCTTCGTCTGATCCCCTACAGGGACTGAATAAAGAACGCCCCCTCCGGAGTTCCGGTGGGGGTTTGATTTTGTCACCGAAAAGGAGAAACCGGTGTTTATCCATCCACTGAAAACACGCCACACGGCTTTGGGAACGTTTCGTCGCGGAGTTATTTACACTGTTGATCCCAAGGGCAAGAATTTCAACAAGTCGATCAAACCGCAGCTGAAAAGCAAGGATAACCCGGACGGCCCGTTCGAAGAACTGACCGAGGCACAGGTCAAAAAGCGCAATGCTGAAGTTCAGCCGCTGCTCGAAGAAGCCAAGTCCGCTGCTGGAAAAAGCAAAGGCTGATGCGCCCCCTGTTGGTCAATCCGCCAGCGGCGCACCCGGTGACAGTCGATGAGTTGAAGCAGGATCTGTCGATCGGTTTTGCGGACGATGACGCCCGGCTCGACGCGTGCATTGCGGCGGCGGTTGGCCATCTCGATGGTTACTACGGGGTGCTGGGCCGGTGCCTGGTCAATCAGACTTGGCAGATCAAGGAAGATCACTGGTTGCCACAATACTCGTTCAGGATCCCGGATGTCAGTGGCGTGGCAATCAACTATCTCGACGCAGATGGGGTATCGCAAACGGTGGATCCGGCGTTTTGGCAGGTGTTAGAAGAAACGAGCGGCGCAGTGCTGCGGTTTCGCGGATACCATGCGCCGGCGCTGGCAGATCAATCGGACGCGATCGAGATCGAGGTTACCGCAGGGTTCGGCGCGCCCGGTGACGTGCCGGCGGCACTACGGAAAGCGATAAGGATTCATGCGGCGCATCTTTACGACGGGAAGAATGAGATGGGCATGCATCGCGCGCTGATCGCACCTTACAGGTGGTTCGTCGCATGACCGGCTTGATTGCTCTGCCGGAATCGGTCGTGTTCGATGCTCCAACGAGCGTGCCTGACGGGTTCGGCGGCACGCAGTCTGGCTGGACGGTACCGCCTGACAGTTACGCCTGCCGCGCCGCGTTCATCTATCAGCGCGGATCAGAGGCAGTCGATGCAGCGCGGCTCGCGGGGCTGTCGATTTACAAGGTGCGGATCCGCAGCTGCAATGCGGCACGGGACATCTCGCCGGCGTGGCGGATGCGCGATGCGCGGCGCGGCACGGAGTACAATATCCGCGAGGTCGATGCGATCACAGACCGGCATTGGGTCTGGATCGTCGTCGAGAGCGGAGTGGGTGCCTGATCGTGGCCAGCAAAGCGTTCAAGATCGAAGGGTTCAAGGAACTGGATCAGCAGCTCGGCCGCCTGTCGAAGACTGCAGGCAAGGCTGCGTTACGGAAGGCGGGCAAGGCCGCGCTGGAGCCAATGGCGCGGATCGCGCGACGGGATGCGCCGAAGGATACCGAGCGGCTTGCCGAGAACATCGACGTTTCAACCCGGACAACTGTAAAAGACCTGCCGGAAGGTAAGTATTTCATGAACGTCTACATGGGGCCCACAAAAAATTACGGGGCCGCAGTCTATCAGGAGTTCGGAACCGTCGATCACGCTCCGCAGGCCTACATGCGGCCCGCATGGGATCAGGATCGCGGTAATCTGGTCGAGCGAGTGCGCATCGAGCTGTGGGATTCTATCAGCGCGGCGATTGATCGCGCGGCAAAACGCGGGGATCTTTAATGGAAGAGGCATTCCTAGCTGTCATGGGGCAGGCGAACCAAGCGTTCGGCCAGCGTCCTGACGGGTTTCCTTCCTTCGCCTGCTTTGCGATCAGCGGTGCCGGATCGCACACCCTGGCGGGTGCTGACGGGCTGTTTCGGGGTCGGGTTCAGGTGGACTGCTTCGGAACGTCCTACGGGCAGGCCAAGGTCGCTTCGCGGGCGGTTATTGCCGCTGTAGATGGCCACATTGGCAATGGATTTCTCGGGATATGGCATCAGTCAACCCGCGATGGGCGCGAAAGCGCAGACACCGGCGCGATCTTTCGCGTCTCCCTCGACTTCACAGTCGTTTACCGAACCACGGAGGCATAAAAAGCCATGACTGAACAGATTATTGCCTATGGTGCGACCGTCGAACGGTCCACTGACGGCACCACATACACGTCTATCCCTGAGTGCAAGGGGGTCGCGATCCCGGTTGTCACGACTGAATATGTCGAGGTGACAAACCTCGATAGCCCTGATGGGTTCAGGGAGTATATCAAGGGGCTGAAAGACGCTGGCGAGATCAGCGTGCCTGCGGGATACACGGCTGCCGGCTATCAGCAGCAGATTACTGATCAGACATGGAACGATTCCATCTACTACCGCGTCACGCTGAAGCCGCAGCCGTCACAAACGACCGGCGACTCGTTCGAGTTCCGCGCATTTCCGACGCCTGAATTGGAAGCGGGTGACCTTGGCGACGTTATCAACATGAACATCCAGCTACGCCTGACCGGGAATGTGGAATGGACCGCCGGAACGACAACACCATGACGCAGAAAACGGTCACATTCGAGATTGATGGCAAACCCCACACCATCGCGCTCACGACGAACGGCATGGCCCGCTATCAAAAAGAAATGGGCGAGTCCACGACTGCCGGTTTCGCCGAAATCGAAAAGGAAGGTTTCGACGCGGTTCGGCTTCGTGCGATGTTCTGGGCGATGCTTCCCGAAGGAACTGCAACGATTGATGAGGCGGGCGACATGATGGACGCCGTAGGCATCCAGATGGCGGCTGCATTGATTGGTCAGACGGCAAAGGCTGCATTCCAACAGCCGGGAAAGCCACAAACGCGGAAGCCCAAGAGCTAGACGCCTGGCTATCGGCGTGGCTTGAAAGCGGGCGTGATTACGAGCAGTTCTGGCGGCTTGTCCCGGCAGAAATAGGAACAATCCTAAAGGCGGATGCGGCCAGAAGGCTGCGGGAACACGACGAAGCGCGAATGCGCAATCATGAGCTGGCCGCGCTGATTTCCTACGCGTTCCACAACCCAAAGAAAATGCCGGATTACAAGGCATCACAGCCGAAAAAGAAGACGCAGGCATCTGCGGATTACACGGTCGATGACGAGCGGGTACGCGCGTTTTTCATCGGGCTTTCATTGAAGGGGAAGTAAATGGCACAATCGCTGATCGGTTCCCTTCGGGTCTCCCTTGGGCTGGATAGTGCGCAGTTCAACAAGGGCATAAAAACCGCCACGGACAAGCTGCGCGACACTGGGAAGCAGATGCGGAACATCGGGGCCGGTATGTCGGTCGCGGTTACTGCCCCGCTGATATTGGCGGCAAAGGATGCCGTTGCGGCGTTCAACACTCAGGACGCGGCAATGGCGAAGGTTCGCCAAGGGGTCGAAAGTACCGGCGGCGCGGCGGGTAAGACCGCTGACGAGCTTTTCAGCATGGCACAAGCGCTGCAGGGTGTGACAGCCTTTGGCGATGAGGAAGTCCTGAACAAGGTCACGGCGCAGCTTCTGACCTTTACGAACATTGCGGGCGAACAGTTTGAGAAGGCGCAGGTTGCGGCGCTGGATCTGGCGACGGTCCTTGATGGCGATTTGCAGTCTGCTTCGATCCAGCTTGGCAAGGCATTGAATGACCCCGTTGCAAACCTGAGCGCGTTGAGCCGTTCGGGTATCCAGTTCAGCGAAGATCAAAAAGAGGTCATCAAGACCTTTGCCGAAACCGGGCGGCTGGCCGAGGCCCAAAGCATTATTCTTGATGAGATCGCCAAGCAATATGGCGGGCAGGCGGCGGCGGCGGCTGACACTTTCGGCGGCAAAACACAGCAGCTTGCGAACACATGGGGCGATCTGAAAGAGGAATTCGGGGCCATTCTGGCGGATATTCTGCCACCCCTGATCGATCTCATGCGCGACGTTGTGAAATGGCTGCAGGATCTGGACCCCGCGACGAAGGAATGGGGCGTCAAGTTGGGCATTCTGGCGGCTGTCATTGGTCCGCTGGTTGGTACGATCGGGCTATTCACCCTCGGGATATCTGCCATCAGCTTGCCGGTTCTGGCGGTTGTCGCCGGGGTTGCAGCGCTGACGGCGGGCCTGATTGCGTTCTGGCCGGAAATTGTCGCGGCAAAGGACGCTGTTGTTCAATTCGGCAAGGACGGTCTGGAATATATCAAGGGGCTACCTGCGGAGATTGTCGCAGCGTTCAAGAACCTGCCGTCACTGATGCTGGAAATCGGCGGCGATATCATGTCGGGCCTGAAACAGGGCATTTCGGACAAGGTGGATTCAGTCAAGGACGCCATTTCAGGTTCAGCGACAGGAATGGTCGATGGCATCAAGGGCAAATTGGGGATCAAGTCGCCGTCGCGTGTTTTCCGCGAGATCGGGCAATTCACGATGGAAGGCCTGGGCCTTGGCATCGAGGACGGTGCAATCGGGATGAGGGACACGGCGGGGGCAATCATTGACGACCTCAAGTCCGACTTCAAAGGCATGTTCTCCAGCATTCTGACGCAGGGTGCATCCTTCAAAGAGGCCTTTGCGAACCTTCTGGGATCAATCGGCAACCGGCTGATTAGCACGGGTCTGGATTCGCTGTTTTCCATGATTCCAGGCTTTGCAATGGGAACAAACTATGCCCCCGGCGGGCTGGCGATGGTTGGTGAGCGGGGGCCGGAACTGGTCAATCTGCCGCGCGGGTCGCAGGTTATCCCGAACCACAAGCTGCCAAACGGTGGCGGCGGTCGCTCCGAGATTGTGCTCCACGCGCCAGAGGGGTTCAGCGCGCAACAGATAGGACAGATTGAAGGAGTTTCTGTGCGCGTCGTGCAAACGGGTCTAAAACAGTATTCTGACAACGCGTTTCCGAGAATGCAGGAAAAAGTGCGGAACGATCCACGGGTAAGGGGCTAAAAGATGCCAGCACGCGCCTATCCGCTTGTCATTGCCGATTTCTGGCTGACGCTGCCGATCCGTTCCGTTTCGTTCAACCTGTCCGCAAAGATGCGCATGTCCGAAACTGGCGGCGGCGAAATCATCACATCCGGCCTCGGCCCGCGTTTGTGGACGGGTACGGTTGAAGGCGCTGCCGCTCAAGTCGGCGATCAGCGCAAGTTCGAGGTCATGCTGGAATCGCTGCAGGAGCCGGGTGCGAGTTTCTACGCTTTCGACCCGTCGCAGCCATATCCGGCAGGCGATCCTGACGGCACAATCATTGGCGCAACATCGCCTGCCATTGCACAACTGGACGCGGACGCGCGGATGACTGCAATCGACGGCTTGCCAGCAGGATACACGCTCAAAGCCGGGACGATGTTCTCGTATTTCTACAGCGCCACACCGACGCTTTTGGCCCTGCACCGTGTCCGCGACGATGTGACGGCGGACGGTCTGGGGCAGACGCCACTCTTCGAGGTCAACCCGCCGATACGCCCCGGCGCGGCAGTGGACACAGCGGTGCGGTTTGACCGCCCGATTTGCAAAGCAATCATGGTGCCGGGTTCGCTGGACCTTGGATCGCGCGGGCGCGTCATTGCGGGGGGGTTCTCCTTCACATGGCAGCAAACGTTAAGGTAATCACATGCTGATTGATAGCGCGACACAGAACGCCCTGGCGGGCGCGGGCGGCATTGTTCCGCGCTGGCTGCTTTGGGTTGAAGCCAAGAACCGCACCACGGGCGCGTCAGAGGCGGCGGGACTGTGGAACGACGGCTATGACCGCAATTTCATCATTGATGGCGTGACGCGGGCTTATTCCGGCGCTGCGGGCATGATCGCCCCCGGTGCGCTTACGGTCGAGGCTGGCACGAATATCCAGATGCAGCGGATCAGCATCGCCATCCTGGAGCCGCGTATTGAAACAATGATCCGTTTCTATGATGCACGACTTGCGCCGGCGGAGCTGCACCTGGCGCTGTTCAATTCTGGCGACGAACTGATCAGCCTGACGCGGGTTTTCAGGGGCTTTATCGACAGCGCCCCGATCCGCGAAGGGGAATTGTCGGACGGCACATCGTCGGCAATCTGCGAATTGACCCTTGCATCATCGGCGCGCGAAGGGACACGGACACTCACGCTCAAGAAATCGGAAGAAGCGCTCAAGCGGCGCGGCGGGGATCGAGGCTATCGGTATTCAACAATCAGCGGGTCGGTCCCTGTGTGGTGGGGTGAGGAACGATCAACCCCGGCCCCGGCTACGTCCGTTCCTAAAAAAATAATCACCACACTGATTGACCGATGACAAGGTTCCCCGACTGGCGGTCACGCCTGAACGATTATCTCGCCCAATCAGCAACGAAGGGCTTTCGACCCGGTTCGCACGATTGCGCAATGTTCGCCGCAGGCGGGGTCGAAGCGATGACCGGAGTTGATCCGGCGGCGAAGTATCGTGGCTGCTATCGGACACTTGAAAAGGCTTACGCCGATCTGAATGAAGACGGGTTCTTTGACCACGTTGATTTCGCGGCATCCCTGTTCAAGGAAATCCCCGTTGCACAGGCTGGCGTCGGGGATCTGGCGGCGGTGAAGGGCGACGGCGTGTGGTGTCTCGGCATTGTGACCGGGCCAAGCATCGCGGTTTTGAAATTGGACGGGATGGGTTTTGTGAAACTGACTGACGCTCAAAGGGCCTTCGCGGTATGAACCTGATATTCTGGGCTGCAGTTTTTTTTATCGGGTTGAGCGGCCCTGCGGAAGCTGGCCCGCTGGTTGCGGCAATCGGCGCGGCGGCGGGGTGGGTGTCGGCCACGCTTGCGGCGGGCGGTTGGGCGGCGGCATTCCTGCGACTGGCAATCGGTGTGGCCCTTTCGGCGCTTCAACGCGCGCTGATGCCCAAACCCAAGAAACCCGGCATCAAGACGGACGTTTCGCAGACAGGCGGGACAAACCCGCAGACATTCATTCTGGGGCGTTATGCGACGGCAGGCACCCATGCTTGCCCCCCTATGTCCTATGCTTGGGATAACACCGCGCTGACGTTTGTTCTCACGATAGCGGAGACGACAATTCACAACCTCTCGAAGGTCTACATCGACAGTGAAGAGGTCACGTTCGACACCTTCTACTCGATGACAAACGAGAAAGAGGCGGGGTTCGAAGCGCAGGGGCGTCTGGACGGCCGGGCCTGGCTTAAATGGTACGATGGCACGCAGACGGTTGTTGACCCCTATCTGATGGATGCTTTCGGGGATTATCCTGATCGGCCCTGGCAGAATGACATGGTGTTCCCCGGCGTTGCCTATGCCATCATGACCTTCGCTTTCGACACGAACCGATACAGTGGCTTTCCGACTGTGCGTTTCGAGGTCGAGGGGATGGCGCTTTACGATCCGCGCAAGGACAGCACGGCAGGCGGGACAGGAACGCATCGGCTGGCAAACCCGGCGACGTGGGAATTCACCGAAAACCCGGCGGTGATGGTCTACAACATCCTCCTGGGCATCACGCTGGACGACGGCAGCACATGGGGCATGGAGGTCGGGCAATCAGCGCTGCCTTCGTCCTATTGGTTCGCGGCGATGAACGCCTGTGACGAGGAAGTCGCACGAAATATCGCAGGCACGCGCCCCAGGTATCGCGCAGGCTATGAGGTCGCGGTGTCCGAGGAGCCGCTGGCGGTCATCGAAGAGCTGATGGAGGCTTGCGGCGGGCAAGTGGCGGAAGTCGGTGGTGCGTGGGTCGTGTCGGTCGGCGCTCCGAACCCTGCATCTGCATTCGTGACGGATGATGACCTGCTGATTACCGAGCCGCGGGAGTTTGAACCCTTCCCCGGGCTGGGGCAGACTTACAATGCGGTTTCCGCGACATGGCCCGACCCGGCCAGCAGCTGGGAGCCGTCCGACGCATCGCCCCTGACAAACGCGGCGTGGGAGGCCGAGGACGGCGGCAGACAACTGGTGGCCAACCTGCAGCTCGATGCGGTGCCTTACGCGCGGCAGGTGCGAGCCTTGATGCGCGAAATGGCTGCAGATAACCGGCGGTTCAGAACGCATGTCGTATCTTTGCCCCCTTGGGCGCTGCACCTGAACCCGCTTGATACGATAAGCTGGACAAGCGAATTCAACGGATACTCGAACAAGCTCTTTGAGATCGTGCGGCAGGTGGTCGATCCTGAAACGCTCAACTGCGCGTTTCTGATCCGTGAGCGCGACCCGTCCGACTATGACCCCGACGCGATCCTCGACGGGGTGCTGCCAACATCGCGCCCGGTGAATATAATCCAGCCAGTCGTCCAGGGCGTTCTGGGCTGGGCAGTCACGGTGTTCTCGATCGCGGATGGCAACGGGGTGAGCCGCAAGCCTGCGATCCGCCTCGAGTGGAGCCCGACCATCGTTGCGCAGTCGATCGGCTGGCACGTGGTCGATGTTGGTACGGGCCTAGTGGTTGCGGAAGGCACGAAGTCGGATGTGGCAAGCGGGCGCGCAACAATCACAGACGGTCTGATCCCAAGCCGCATCTATGACATCTACGGGCAGGCGGTGACCAATCGCGGCTCGACCGAGACGATACCGGTCCGAGTAACGCTGCCAGCCGCGAAGATTGTGGTGGCGTCGGATCTGGCAAACCTTGTTAACACGGCGGCATTCACGGCGGGCATCAGGCCAGTCGAGATCGTAGATATCCTGCCAGTCGGGTCGCACATTCAGGGGCGCACGGTGGTCCTGACCACGGATAACAAGCTGTACCGCAACACGGGGGCGGGCTGGACCAAAGCAACGGACGGCGGCGACATCACACCTTTGACGGTTACGACCGACGCCATCGCTGCCGGTGCTATCGCTGCAGGCGCTGGTAAGATCGGCGACCTTGCGGTTGATACCCTGCAAATCGCGGGTAACGCCGTGACTGTCCCGATGAATGTTGAGGCGATTGCGAATAACAATGTCTTCGACGGGTATTGGGCGCTCTTGACCGAGGTCAATTATCCGAAGCCTGCCGGCCATTCTGTGCGAATACAGGCGGGTTTTCAGGCGTTCTCCGATGATATCGAAGACGGAAGATGGCTGAATTTCGGCGTGCGGATCTTGAAGGATGGCATGGATATCAGGAACGCTTCACAGACCGTCGAGGTCCAGAAAATCGGGACAAACTACTTTCTGGGCCATCAGGTATTTACCATAATCGACAATACGGCGGCAGGCGGGACGTTTAACTACAAACTCCAATTCCGCTTTGACCCTAACATCGCCACCGCTGGCAAACTGGGCGTCAGCAATATCACGTTGCAATTGGTGAGCTTCAAGAAATGATTTACGCAGCATTTTCCACAGCGACAGGTGAGATCGCGTTCTATGCGGATGTCGAACCGCCAGAGGTCGAAGGCATGTCCTCGCTTGAGGTTGGCGTAACACCGGCTGTCCCGTTCTATGTTGTTGACGGCGCACTGACCGCGCGGCCATCGCTTGTGCTGCCGGTATCCCCGCAAGCATCCCCTGCGACGATTACGCTGGCGGATTACCCAATCGGGACATGGGTAGAGGTTCGCAACGAAATTGGCGAAACGGTGGAAACCGCAGATCCGGCGGAGACAATAGAACTGGCCACGCCCGGAACATACCGGATAAGGTTTGAACCGCCATTTCCGCACCTTCCCGCGTCTATGTTCATGGTGACCACATGATATCCATTCAAAGCAAAGCGACAGAAGCCAAGCGGCCCGTTGCCGTGCTGTCACGCGCGCAGTTCTTAATGCGGTCGCGGCAGGCCGGGATTCTCACCAAGTCTCAGGCATTGGCGGCGGCGGCTGGTGAAGTTCCGACATTCTTTCTCACAGCGCTTGCGGCGCTGGTAGCGGCTGGCGCGATGACGCAAGACGAAGCGGACGATGCGGAAATTCTGTGGGCTGGCCTTACGCAGGTTGAGCGCAACCATCCGCTGATGCCGATCGCCCAAACAGCGCTGAACCTGACCGACGCGCAAGTCGATGCTTTGTTCGGCATCTGATGCGTAAGCGTTCTGAAAGGGCCGTGGCTGTGCTGGTGGGTGTGGCGATCAAAGTAATCCTAAAAGCGCGCAGCGCTCAGTAACAGCGAGGCGTAATGCAGATTTTTGAATTGATCCGCAGCATCCCCGATCACGTAACCGCATTGATCCTGTCTGGTGCGGCCGGGGCCTATGTCAGGGCGGTCTTTGCGCCCGAGGCGCATTGGAAGCGGCGGATTGCCGAAGGTGTGGCGGGGGCGTTCTCCGCCATCTTTCTCGGAGGTCTCGTCGGGCATCTGATCGACAGGATTACCGACGGCGGGACGTGGGCCTATCTGGCTGCCGGTTTCATCATGGGCGAAGGCGGCATCGCGGCCACGCGCGGCGTTCGCAAGTTGATTCTGGAAAATCGAAAATGATGCTTCTTTTTGCAAACCACTTCTCGTCAGGGCTGGTCATCATCAGCTGCTGGTGGCTGGCGCATAGCAATGCCAGATCCAATCCTCCGGGGCGTGCAATCGCGGTCGGCTATTCTCTCATCGGGTTTTTGATCCTCTTGACCGCCGTCGCACGCGATGCCGGGTTGGACCAGCTGGTCACGATACCGTGGATGATTGTGTTCACGAAACTGGTTCTCGGGATCACACTCGGGCTGACGATCATGCGGCGATACCAGGATGACAATCGCCCGACCTGAATTCGACCACTGACTATCCGACATTCTGACGTCACTGCCCCGCCTCGTGCGGGGTCTTTTGCATTGGAGAAACCACATGCAGATCACCGAACAGCTCTGGGCCGCGCAACAGGGCCGGCTGGCCGACCTGGGCTTCTACACCGGCGCGATCGACGGCTTGCCTGGCCCTCTCACGGAATTTGCGTTGACCGAGTTCAAAAGCAACAACGGCCTGCGTGCGCGCGCCTTTCCCGGTCCTGTCACCATGTCGCGGTTGTGGGATCCCGCAGCCAAGCGCCGTCCGTCTGTTGTGGTCAAAGGCGATGAGCCGGCATGGCTGGCCGAAGCACGGCGCTGTCTCGGCACGAAGGAGATCCCAGGTCCCGGAAATAACCCGGCGATCATGGGTTGGGCGCGGGATCTTGACCAATGGTATCCCGGCGACGATGTGCCTTGGTGCGGCCTGTTCGTCGGTTATTGTGTCAGCGTCGGCGCACCTGAAGAGCCGCAGGACTTCAACCGGCTTGGCGCGCGGCAATGGCTTCAGTTTGGCGAGGAATGTGGCCCCGAGCTGGGCGCGATCTGCGTCCTGTGGCGCACCCACAAGACCAAGAGCTGGAACGGCCACGTCTTCTTTGTCACCGGCATCAGCGAAAGCGCGGTCCGCGGCATCGGCGGCAATCAGAGCGACAGCGTGCGAGAGGACTGGTTTTCGAAAGGTCGCGTGCTTGGCTATCGCCGTCCTGTCGGGGCTCACCTGAAATCCGCACCCTACGCCACCACGGGCACTCTTTCCAAACGAGAAGCGTAATGGCTGAGCCCATTGCCTTGTCGATGCTGATTTTCACCGTCGCGATGGTCGTTTGCATCATCGTGATCCTCCTGCTGCTGCGCCTTTGGCGGTGCTGACAGCCAAACCACGAAAGGAACTGTCCCATGTGGGATATTATTGAACCGCATCTGATCGAGCTCATCGGAGCTGTTGTGGCGGCGGCGATCACCGTCGCGTCACTCGCAATCCGGCAATATCTGGGGATTACAATCGACGCAAAGCATCGCGATGCGTTGCACCAAGCGCTGATGTCGGGTGCCGAGGCTGCTGTCGCCGAAGGGTTCGGTGCAGGCATTGATCTGGTGAAAGAGCGGGCGATTGAACACGCAAGGGCGTCGGTGCCGGATGCGCTAAAGCGTCTCGATCCGTCCGGAGGAGTGCTGGCAAGGATTGCGACCCGCTACGCACAGCGCGCGCTCGATCAAATCATCAACTGATTTCCTGCATCCCGGCTAATCCGGGGTGCCGACCCATCTCACATCCATTTGAGGAAACCCATCCATGCCATTCCATGATAAGGTAGCCCTGCCGCAGGGTCAGTCCACGCGGATCACCGACACGGCCGTAACGGCCGTGAGAGTCCAGAACAACAGCAGCTTTGATGTCCTGCTGCAGGCGACCGTGGGCGTGGGTCCGGCGGTCAGCTTTGACGGCGGCATTACATTGGGGCCCGGAGAAATCCTTCCGTCCAATTACACACTGGCGGACCTGTTTCCGGGTGTGCCAGGTGCGGACCACGTCTCAGCGACATGTGTGCTGGCGGTGTCAGTCTCGGTGTCCCATGCTTAAGGTCATTGGAGGGCTGCGAACCCCGTTTATCTTCCCCAATCTGCGGACAGGGCCGCGCCCTCCA